ATCGTTGGGCATACGCTCGCGTGAACAGTTACCTTTTTGCTTTAAGAACAGGACGACATCAAGGCGGAAAGCACGATACGGACTTATTTCCAGACGGACACCCTTTAAAAGCTAAAGGACCAACAGATTCGCAGGGCAGACCTAAGAAAAAATGAATCTTATGATGCAACTTAAAAAGTTGTACTCTTTTAGAAGAGGCAGAGTATCAGTCGCACAAGAAATTAGAAGACAGACCGCATTTAGAAAAAACTTTGAGAGAGAACTCCAAAGAAAAGTTAATACAGCTTTTCGTAGGTTTACAAGATCTTCTATGTTCTTATATCAAGAAACAGGTATCTACGAACCACAGGTTGCAAGAGATAGACTAAACGAGGAACTATTCCCAGTTATGCTTGCCTTTTATCGCAAAGTATTTCTAGCTATGTATTCTATAAATGAAGAATATTACAACCGAGCATTAAAAGACGAAGCAGAAGCAGTTGTCTTTGGTAAAAATAAAGATATAGAAGCTTTAGTAAAAGAGTATTTTAAAACTAAGGAATTAATCTTAGCAGGTATATCTGCAAGACAAGCTAACTCTATTGCAAAAGAAATAGAAAAGCTTAGATTAGAAGAATTAACTTTGCCTCAGATAGCAAGAGAAGTAACTAAGAAATTTACTAGAATACAAAGAAGCAGAGCCGCACTTATTGCAAGAACAGAAACACATAATGCCGCATCGTTTGCAAATCATAAATATCACATGGATATAGGCAACGACTTAGGAATAAACCTAAAAAAAAGGTGGTGTGCGGTAAATGACTCAAGAACTAGATCCTTTCATGCAAGCGCAAATGGTCAAACAGTAAATGCTAATAGCGATTTTATAGTTAATGGAATGCCTATGGCACATGCAGGAGATAGTAGAGGGGGTGCAAGTAATGTTATCAATTGTAGATGTGTGATACTCTACGTTGATGAAAATGATATTGTCAGATGACATTTAATGATAATATAATTTGATATGCCGATACCTAAACCTAAAGCAGGAGAAAGTAGAACGCAATTTATGAGTAGATGTCTAGGAGATAGCACTATGGTTGATGAATACAACAATAATCAAAGAATGGCTATCTGTGCAACAGCATACGAAGATTCCAAAGGGAATGATGAGGAAAAAAGAAGGATAAGACGAGATGTCTTTACCACAGAGGCAGAAGCACAAGAAAGAGCAGACGAAATAGGTTGCTCTGGAACACACTCTCATACCGAAGATGGTCAAACAATTTATATGCCTTGCGCATCGCATGATGCCTATATTGCAGCAGAAGGAAGAAATGTTTCTGGGTATGGCATGGATAAAGATAAAAGAAAAAAACCTAAGAAAAAAGAAGATGATTGTTCTTGCAATGAACTTAAAGACTTTGAATCTATTTTTGAAATAAAAGCAGAATTAAAAGCAGACGAAGAAGAAGAAGGTGTCTTTGAGGGTTATGGATCTATATTTAACAATACAGATTTAGGAAATGACGTTATAAGAAAAGGTGCTTTTACAAAGAGTCTTAGGAAGAAAGGCGCAAAAGGTATCAAAATGTTATATCAACACAAATCTGATATGCCTATTGGTGTTTTTACTAAAATGGAAGAAGATGAAAAAGGGTTACTCGTTAAAGGACAATTAGCTATGCAAACCCAAGCAGGTCGTGAAGCATACGAATTAATGAAAATGGGTGCTTTATCTGGACTGTCAATCGGCTTTAGAACCAATGAAAAAGGATATACCTATGATAAGCGAACACGCAAAAGGATCATAGAAGATGTAGAATTAATGGAAGTATCTTTAGTAACTTTTCCAATGAACCCGAGGGCGCAAGTGGATATGGTTAAATCTGAGGATATAACTATTAGGGAATGGGAAAACGGAATGCGAGATGCTTTCAATCTTTCTCGTTCAGACGCAAAGGTAGCGGCAAAAGCCGTACACCATGTATTTGAAGAAAAGAAATCTAACGAGATGTTAGAGGAAGATTCTAACGATGCAGAATTGGTAGAGGCCATAAGAAACTTAACGCAAACCTTAAAATCAATCTAGCGAGGTAAAAAATGGTAGATGAAGTTAAAGAGGTGGTGACGGAAATCGCAACTGCTTTTGAAGAATTTAAAAAAGCAAACGACGAGAAGTTAGACTACCTTGAAAAAGGGTTGAGTGTTCCAGTTGAGTTGAACGACAAGATAGAAAACATTGAAGAAAAAATGAATTCACTTGAAGATATTAACCAACAGATTGCTCAACAAAAAGCGCAAAATGACTCTGTTAATGAGAAGTTAGAAAATCTAGAAACAGTCTTAAAAAGACCTTCTAGTGGTTTTGACACAAAACAAATTGACGAGCATACAAACGCTTTTGAGGCGTACTGCAGAAAAGGCATAGAAGGCTTAACTGATGTTGAGAAGAAAGCTTTAACTGTAAGTAATGATACAACAGGTGGTTATCTTGCACCCCCAGAGTATTTAAGAGAGTTACTAAAAACTGTAACAGAAATCTCGCCTATTAGATCAATTGCAAGAGTTAGAAGCACTGGTCAAAGAAGCGTGCAAGTTCCTAAAAGAACTTCCACTTTTGCTGCACAGTGGGTAGCTGAAACTGGTACTCGTACAGAGACAACAGGCTATAACGTAGGGCTAGAAGAAATTCCTGCTCACGAATATTACGCTATGGTGGACATCTCTGAGCAAGACCTAGAAGACACTGTCTTTGACTTAGAAGCAGAAATGCAGTCTGAGTTTGCTACTCAATTTGCAAAAGCAGAAGGAACAGCATTTGTTTCTGGAGATGCAGTTGGAAAACCAGAAGGGATCTTAACTAACGGATCTGTTAGTTCTGTAAACTCTGGTTCTGGTACTGCTTTAACAGCAGACGGACTTCTAACTTTGGTACACTCTATTAAGAGTGAATACTCAAGAAACGGTACTTTTGTTTTCAACAGAACTACTTTAGCAGACATCAGAAAGTTAAAAGACACTGCAGGTCAGTATGTTTTTCAACCTGGCATGATGCTAACAGGCGGAGTAACTAATACAATTCTTGGCTACCCATACGTTGAGGCTACTGATATGCCTGATGTTGCGGGTTCTGCGAAACCGGTTGTATTTGGAGACTTTGCACGTGCATATATGATTGTGGACAGAGTACAAATGGCGGTCTTAAGAGATCCTTTCACACAAGCAACTACAGGTAATGTTAGATACATTGCAAGACGTAGAGTTGGTGGACAAGTGATTCAGCCTGAGGCCATTGTTAAACAAAACATAAGCGCATAAGGAGTAATAAATGAAAGATTTAAGTAATAATATTGTTCCTGTAGTCAGCCTAGCTGCAGCTGTAAGAACTGCCGCGGCAAATGGTACTGGGGTTGATCTTCAAGGTTATGAAAGTGCTACTATCTTAGTGGACGTTGGTGCGGAAGGAGATACTCTTTCTAGCTCTGTTCACTTTGAAGTATCGCTTGAGCACTCTGATGATAACTCTACATTCACTGACGTAGCACAAGCAGACATAATAGACGGTACTATTTCAGCAGATGGAATTTTCTTGAAGCTAGACGGTACAACTGGCGGTGACCCTGATACAGCAGGTGGAATCTTTAGAGTTGGTTATGTTGGCGGAAAGCGATATGTAAGAGTTGTTCTTGCGAAAACTGGTACACACTCTAATGGCACACCTCTTGGGGCTATGGTCATTAAAGGACATGCTAGACATTCCGAAGATAATGCTTTTACAGCACATAACGCTTAATTAAGCACTTGAAGGTGGGATAGATCGGTATTTTTCTCTATCCCACTTTCTATATGGAGTAAGAAATATGGCAACATATAAAATATTAGTTCCTAAACCTGCATCAGCAAATGAACTAGGAACAGATACAAGGCTTTATAAGCATGACGAAATAGTAAATGCCAACGAAGGTTGGTTAGAAAACATAATGCAATCTTTTGTAGAAAATGGGTGGGCTATAGAAGTAAAAGCGGACGATTTATCAGATACAGAAACAACAGAACCTGTAAGGGCAAGAAATGAAAAAGGTCATTATATTGCAGATGATCCTAGTACCCCTGATGTAAATGAAGCTTATGAAGGTGGTAAAACACCTAAGAAAACTACTAAAAAAACTACAAAGAAAAGTACGAAAAAAAAGACATCTTAGTGTGATAAGATGAAGTCAGCAGACGCGTAAATGGAAGATTCCATGCTTTTAACAAAAATTTATTTAGGGTTTTTTTATGGCAGCAGGATTCCATCATTTTATAATAGAGCAAGGCGCAACCTTTGGTAGAACGCTAACGCTTAAAGACTCAAGCGATGCCCTAGTCAATCTCACAGGCTACTCAGCCGCAGAAATGGATCTGCGTTTTAATGCAGACGATAGTTCCGAAGTCCTTACACTAACAGTAGGCAATTCAAGAATAACTTTAGGTGGTTCTGCTGGAACTGTAATCCTTACGATTTCAGCAACAGATACAGGTAATATGAGTGTAGGCGATGGAGTCTATGACCTTAAGCTTACTGCAGGCGATGGTACAGTCTCAAGAATTTTAGAAGGAACATTTTCAGTAAGGGGTAATGTAAGCAGATAATGGCTATTAGCAAAATAACAGTCTCCGATGTCAGTCCTAATAATACGATTACTGTATCTGACAATAATCAGATATCTGTTGTAACTGTAGGCATACAAGGACCAGGTGGCCCAAATGCTATTTTAGGGAGATCAATTAGAGATGGATTTACTGCAGGATCTTCTGATAATGGCGCAGGTCTTATATACGATCATGCTAATGTAAGGTGGTTATCTACTGTAGATTCAGATGCTTCTAGTTTAAATTTTAAAATACCTAATCTAACTTTTTTAAGTGGACAAACAGTTACCTCTATTTTAGATGAAGACAATATGGGAAGTAATAGTGCGACTGCACTTGCAACTCAACAATCAATAAAAGCTTATGTAGATGCCGAGCTAACTTCTCAAGATCTAGATTTTCAAGGAGATAGTGGGGGTGCTTTATCTATAGACCTTGATTCTGAAACTTTAGATATTGCAGGTGGTACTGGAATAGATACCTCTGGTTCTGCAAATACACTTACAGTTGCAATTGATAGTACGGTAACAACCCTTACAGGAACACAGACTTTAACTAATAAAACTCTTACAGACCCAGTTCTAAATAATGTAGATCTTAATGCAGGAGATATATCTTCAGACACTGTTATTAATAAATCTCCCACTATAACGCTTGCAGGTGATTTAAGCGGTAGCGTTCAACTCTCCAATTTAGGCGATGCCACCTTAACTGCAACAGTCATTAGTAACAGTGTCGCTTTAGGCACAGATACTACAGGTAATTACGTCCAAGACATAAGTGCAGGAGAAGGAATAGATGTTTCTGGATCTGGAAGTGAAACTGCCTCTGTAACTATAAGTGCGGAAGATGCAACTGCTTCTAACAAAGGTATAGCTTCATTTGATTCTACTGACTTTACTGTAAGTTCTGGCGATGTCACTCTAAATGCGGAAAGAGTGCAAGATATCGTAGGGGCAATGGTATCAAGCAATACCGAATCTGGTCTTTCTGTTACTTATCAAGATAGCGATGGCACTTTAGATTTTGATGCAGACGATTTTACTATTACGTTAGGAGGAGATCTATCAGGTAGTGCTACTGTAACTAATTTAGCAGATGCGACTCTTACCGCTACTATTGTTGCTAACTCGGTAGCATTAGGCACAGATACAACTGGAAACTATGTTTCTGAAATATCTGCAGGCGAGGGCATAGACATAAGTGGTAGTGGTTCCGAAACAGCAACAGTAACCATAACAGCAGAAGATGCGACCAGTAGTAATAAAGGGATAGCTTCGTTTGACTCTACCGACTTTACAGTTTCAAGTGGTGCGGTAACAGTTAATGCCGAAAGAATACAAGATATTGTAGGCGCAATGGTTGGCTCTAACACAGAGTCAGGAATTGCAGTTACTTATGAAGATTCTGATGGAACCCTAGATTTTAATGTAGCAGATCCAGTAATTACTTTAAGTGGAGACGTAGCGGGTTCCGCCACCATGACAAATCTCGGCGATGTTACGATCTCCACAACCATACAAGCTAATTCAATTGCACTTGGTACAGACACAACAGGTAACTTTGTTGCTGATCTTACTGCAGGAGAAGGGATAGACGTATCTGGTGGTGGTTCTGAAAATGCAACTATTACTGTAACTGCAGAGGACGCGACTGACTCTAACAAGGGTATCGCAAGTTTTGACAGTACCGATTTTACTGTGACCTCTGGTGACGTAACTCTTAATGCAGAGAGAGTACAGGACATAGTAGGTGCTATGGTGGCCTCTAATACAGAAAGTGGCATAGCAGTAACATACGAGGACTCAGACGGCACATTAGACTTTAATGTTGCTGATCCTACGCTAACCTTTACAGGCGATGTAACTGGTTCTGGCACTATAACAAATTTAGGCGATACTTCTATTGCTCTTACAGTTGCAGCAAATAGTGTTGCCCTCGGAACTGATACTACAGGAAATTATGTAGCCACAATAGCAGATGCAGGTAATTCTAGAATTACAGTAGCAAACTCTGGAAGTGAAACTGCAGGAGTTACTTTAGATATCGCAGACGATGCTATAGGGACAGATCAAATAGCTGATAATGCAGTAACACTAGGCACACAATCTACAGGAAACTATGTTGCAACTATAGCAGGAACCACAAACGAGATAGAGGTTTCAGGATCAGGAAGCGAAACTGCGGCAGTGACTATCGGACTACCTGATGATGTAACTATCGGAGGTGCATTAACAGTAACAGGTAACTTAACTGTAAACGGTACAACGACTACCCTTAATACAGCAACATTAGATGTAGAAGATTTAACAATTAGAGTAGGTAAAAATGCTACTACTTTGTCTGCAACTAATGGCGCAGGAATAGAGTTTGGAGGATCTTCAAGCAAACCTACTATTACTTGGAATAGTAGCGATGGCAGATTAGTTTCTAATAAAATATTTGCCGCAACTTCTTTTGTAGGAGATATTGCAGGTAACGCTACCACAGCTACAACTCTAGAAACTGCAAGAACTATACATGGGGTATCTTTTGATGGTTCTGCCAATATAGATCTTAGCGAGGTTGTCCAAGATACCGTTGGGGCTATGTTTAGCTCTAATACGGAAACAGGCATAACAGTTACTTACCAAGACTCTGATGGCACTTTAGATCTTGTTATAGGTTCAGGGGATATTACTAATGCGATGCTTGCAGGTTCTATCGCAAACTCTAAGTTAGCTAATTCTTCTATAACTGTAAGTGATGGATCTAATTCTACTGCTACTGCGTTAGGTGGCACTATAACTTTTTCTGGAACTGCAAACGAAGTAGAAGTAGCAGAAAGTTCAGGAACTATTACAGTAGGTTTGCCTTCTGCCGCACAGATTACAACATCACTTGGAATAGGTGGCGGTTCTACTAATGGTGTACAAATTTCTCAAGGTTCAATAAAAATTAAAAATGGTGGTACACAATCAAGTATAGATTTTTATTGTGAGTCTAATAATGCTCATTATGCAAGACTGCAAGCCCCTGCACATGCAAATTTCTCTGGTAATCCAACAATAATATTACCTTCATCTGCAGGAACATTAGCAAGAACGGTTGATAACGTAGCAACTGCAACAGCTTTACAAAATGCTAGAACAATTCATGGTGTTTCCTTTGATGGAACTGCAAATATAGATTTATCTGAAGTAATACAAGACACAGTAGGTGCAATGTTCTCTAGTAATACCGAAACTGGTATTGCTGCAAGTTATGAAGATGGCGATGGCACTATTGATTTAGTTATTGGTTCTGGGGTGATAACAAATGACATGTTAGCAGGATCTATAGCTAACGATAAACTTGCAGGATCAATAGCCAATAACAAACTTGCTAATTCTACAATTACCGTAACAGATGGCAGTAATTCCACCGATACTGCACTTGGCGGAACAATAACATTCTCTGCAGGAGAAGGTATTGATGTAGCTGAATCTTCTGGAACAATTACAATATCAGGAGAAGATGCTACTGCAAGTAATAAGGGAATTGCGAGCTTTACAAGCGATTTTTCTGTCTCTAGTGGCGCAGTATCTCTAGGAACTTCTGGTGTCTCTGCGGCTAGTTATGGCTCTGCTACAGCTATCCCTGTACTAGCTATAGACGCAAAAGGTAGAGTGACATCTGCAAGTACCGCAAATATCTCCACAAGCTTTACTTTATCTGATGGCAGTAACACTCAAACAATTGCAGGCGGAGATACTTTAACAGTTGCAGGAACAAGTAATGAGGTAGATGTTGCTGTAAGTGCAACAGATACATTGACTATTGGATTGCCAAACGATGTTACTGTTTCTAATAATTTAACTGTTTCTGGAAACTTAGTTGTTTCTGGAACCACAACACAAACAGGTTCTGTTGTAACAGACAATAACTTTACAGGTCTTGCTAATGCTAATACAGGCAACAGTACGGACTTTGGATTCTACGGAAAATATGTAGAATCAAGCACTACTAAATATGCAGGGATCT